AAGCTCTATGTGCAAGTAGGGCATGAGAGGCAGTATTACGGAACACTGATGTCAGCAAAGGCAGACAAGTTTCTGAAAATGCTTGAAAAGTGGGACGAAGCAGGAGGCGGAGATGACGCTGTACATGAAAGTCACTAGGGACGAATACGAGCTTCCTGTTGCCGTCGCCGAGACAAAAGCAGAACTGGCACGGATGCTAGGCATCAAACGCGATCACGTCAGGAGCGCATTCTCGCACGCTCAGAAATACAAGCATCCAACTTATGTAGTAGTGGAGGTGGAAGATGACTAACAAGAAACCGATGGACTTCACAATATTCCGATACTCTACCATCCTCGCTCTCTCCCGTGCAGGTCTCACTACCTTCGCTGAACTGGAGCAGATGAGCAACGAAGAGATCGCAAACATCAGAGGATTGGGAAAGCGAGGCTACGATGAGATACTGGAAAAACTCGGACGAACCGCAAGATCCTGAAGAGATGTGCTTACACTGCCACGCAATGATACCCGGCAGGACGCGTATTTGCCCCTTCTGCGGTCGTATCTGGTACGAGGCAGACGACAACACACCCACAACCGAATAAACGCTCTCCTGAGCATTTAGACCCGCAGAACAACGCATTAACAACGCTTACACAGAAAGGAGGCATCCTCTCGCTGGTGCGTAAATTTCATCGTAAAAATATGTGATAACCAATCTGCCCGCCATTCTGCGGGGGCGGGCACTTAGAGAGGAGCGATATGCGAATAATAATAAAAGCATTGATGATTATTGTGACCATGATTATGTGTTTTGCGGGAGTGATCGTCATCATGGTGTGCGGAGCGACGTTTGTCGCAAGCCTCGCCTGCGGAGACTGGGGAACGGCGATCGTGTCGTTATGCTTAATGTCGTTTGCCTGGGGATGCATTGATTTAACACTCAGGGAGATAGGGGAATGATAACAAAGGGGATCTATCGACATTTCAACCTTACAAGGAGGTGACGGAATGAGCGGTTTCTATTTTGCGCACCGTTTGACCGATGAAATCGGATTATCGTTTGCGGTTGTATATATTCCAGAAGAGAGAGGTCTGCAAATATCGCTAATGTTGGGATGCTTGATGCTTGCGATTGGATACAACGGGAAAGGGGAAACGGAATGAGTGAACTAAACTTTTATTGAAGAATGGGAGATTACGCATTGCAGGCTGTCCCAAAACACCTTGCACGGCTTGACAAAGATGATAAGAACGAAACTATCGAACTTGTTAAATACTTTCAGTATCAAGGCAAAGAGTGTTGCTACACGATAGGATACTTTTACTATGACGAGCATGAGCCGTGCTGGGAATTGAAGTTTGTCGGTGATCGTTTTAAGGAGTTGCTTGAGACAGATGTCGTGGCAGTGTTCAAAATGCTCAAAGCGGCATACGACACTCTTGAGGAATGAACGGAAAGGAAAGAGGAGTGAAGGAATGAACGAACAAATGGAAAAAGAGAAATGCATATTCTGCAAGCACTTCACTGTCAAGATAATGCTGAACGGATATAACGGTATATGCGAAAAGCGAGGATGCTTCACAAGGTTCAAAGGTCACTGTGATCAGTGGGAAAAGAGGGAAAAGAAGGAATGAGCAAATACATCATAAATACAGATACTGTGTATGGATTTGATATTTACAAAAGCATGTTGCTCATGGGAACAAACAGCATGGGAGAGGTTATAGTTCAAAAATTCAACTTGGACGAACTGGAAGAACTTAACGGCGATTACATCAACGAGCATTATGGCAGTCTGCAAGACGAAGCCTACCAGAAAGGCTTCGAGGACGGCAAGGCACAGAGCGAAAAGGGCTGCGAAGGGTGCAGATATGAGAGCAGAGCATCGGGAGAAAATCCTTGTGTGGACTGCTCGAAGAACTTCAAAAACCATTGGGCGGCGAAGCAGACTGATGAGATAAAGGTCGGCGATGAGCTTGAGCATACCGTCAGCGGATACACATCGAAAGCAATCTTCCTTGAAAAAATTAAAGATGATGAAGACTGGTACAAATGCCTTTTCTGGACTGGTTGCGGAGTTACTATTCTCACCTATCCCAAAAGGCAATTTAAGCGCACGGGCAGACACTTCGACATCGACAGGATACTGGAGGAAATGAAAGCATGAGCGGAGGAAGTCTTAATTATTTCTACTGTCAGCTGGAGGATCACGTCGGTGACTTCGGTGACAAGGAACTCGACGAACTTGTAAAAGACCTTGCTGACCTTTTCCACGACAGAGAGTGGTATCTCTCAGCTGATTATGGAGAGGGAAGTTGGAACGAGGCAAGGGATGCGTTTAAGGCAAAATGGTTCACGGAGCATGGCAGACGGGAGCGAATCGAAAATTACTTAGCAGATATCGGGGACGAAGTAAGAGCCATGTTCGGAATGAGCAAGAAGTGCCAGACATGCAAACATTGGAAAAAAGAATCCGAATGCTATGGGAAATGTGAATATATAAGCGGGTGCCTAATGCACAGGAGCGAGTCGTGCGATAAACATGAGGAGGTGCAGACATGATCGACGCAATCATAACTCTTATGCTCGGCATCTGGCTGGGCGCGTGCAGTGGCTTTATATTCGCTGGACTGTTCGGAGGTGTGAGAGACGATGAGGATGTGCCTGATTAATGATTGCAACATCAACAGCCAGGAGCCTGCGATGTGCTGCCTGGATTGCGGGGACAGATTCGTTTGTCCGGATCGGTGTCCGAAGACGGAGACGACGTTTTGTGTGGGAGTGATAGATGACAAAGATACGAGCAGAACTATCGAAGAAGAATCCATTATACATTGACAAGCATGCTTTCTTGTCTGCTTATCATTTCGCACTTCAGTATCCGGAATGGAAAGTCCAGTACGCCGACATGATCGGCGGGGCGATCAAGGGACTTGACTACAACGACATGCCGAAGGGGTCGTCAACTGGAGATCCTACGGCAAGGCTTGCCATGAGGACCAGCATTCTCCGGAGCAACATCGACCTGATCGAGCGCACGGCGCTTACAGCTGGCCAGGATCTTGCAGAGTATTTGCTATACGCTGTCACAAATGAGGGTATGACTTTCAACTACCTGCATTCGGATCGCTGTCGGCTAGGACGCATTCCATGCGAACGCACCAAGTATTATCAGATGCGCCGGCTGTTCTACTACCTTCTCAGCAAAAGATTGGAAGAACGCGGCGTGGTAGATTAAAGTGCGGTACTCGGGGGACAAGTATTCGTTATAAACTGTAAGCTGACATAAAGTAAGATAAGCCATAGGATTTTATCCTGTTTGGGCGTCGCATCCTCCATCGGTGCGGCGCTCTTTTAGTGCATGCCGATAGCACTCTAAATACCATAGCACCGCGCCTCCAGACGGGGGCGCTTTTGTTATGCGAGAGTTTGCCAGAACATTTTATCAATCACAAGCGTGGAAGAACTGCCGCGCTGCTTATCTGTCTCAGTGCAGAGGATTATGTGAGCAGTGTCTCAAGCGCGGACTGTACACACCCGCTGACACCGTGCATCACATCGTGCATCTATCGCCGGAGAACATCAACGACCCAAGCATTACGCTCAATCCATCCAATCTCATGGCGGTCTGCCGGGACTGCCACGCAGAGATCCATGCAAACAAGCAGATACGATGGTCTGTGGACGAATTTGGGAGAGTTTTAGCAAAATATTGAGGAAATATACCCTCCCTTATCAAAAACGCGGATATGCCCATCAGGGAACCGGCGGCGGAGTCGATTTTTTATGCGTCCCCGCTCGAAACAGTGATATATAGCGAAAAATGACGAGCCATAACTACATTTACGAATATTATCAACAAATTAATGATGGGACGGTAAGGGTCGGCAAGTGGATAAGGCTGATTTATGAATACATCATGAAGGGCCTAGACGAAAAGCGGTTCTACTTCGACATTAAGAAGGCGAACAGTGCGATTGAATGGATCGAGGCGCACACCTTCCACGTAGAAGGCCCGCTTGCACCTGGGCCGTTTATTATGGAGGTCTGGGAGAAAGCGCTGATCAGTTGTGTTTTCGGAATTGTTGATGAAAAAGGCGTGAGGGTATTCCGTGAGGTCTTGCTTCTGATCGGGAGGAAGAACGGCAAGAGTATTCTTGCATCTGCCATTGCGAATTATGTATTTAGGCAGTGTGGCGGGTACGGAGCAAGGGTTTACAACGTCGCTCCGAAACTTGAACAGGCGGACATCATCTACGGCAACGCATGGGCGATCACTCAGCTAGACCCGGATCAAGTAAACCGCAAGCAGATAATCGAGGACAAGCGGAGCCAGACGCACAGCAAAGTCGAAGATGACCCGGAAATCATTAAGAAGCGAGCAAGTGACCTGTTCTACCCGGCGACCAACTCGACAATGAAGAAGATAGCGTTCTCGGCGAAAAAGGCAGACGGATTTAACCCGAGTTTGGCGATATGCGATGAAATAGCTGCATGGGAAGGCGACAGAGGGCTGAAGCAGTATGAGGTAATGAAATCCGGGCAGGGTGCAAGGCCTGATGGACTTCTGCTATCGTGCACGACTTCCGGATATGTCAATGACGGGATATTCGACGAACTGGTGAAGAGGTCGACACGATTTCTGATGGGTGACAGTAAGGAAAAACGCCTTCTGCCTTTCATGTACATGATTGACGATGTCGACAAGTGGAACGACATTAATGAATTGCGAAAGAGCAACCCGAATTTAGGCGTCAGCATCACGGTCGATTATCTTCTGGAAGAGATAGCAGTTGCAGAGGGAAGCCTGAGCAAGAAGGCGGAGTTTCTGTGTAAGTATTGCAATATTAAGCAGAACAGCTCGCTCGCTTGGCTCCCCGCGCAGGTGGTTGAGCGGGCGTGCGGCGAACGGTTGAATCTGGAAGACTTCAAAGGGTGTTACTGTGTCGGAGGTATCGACCTGTCGCAGACGCGCGACCTTACTGCATGTACCGTAGTCATTGAGCGAGTCGGGCAGTTGTATGTATTCGCTCATTTCTTCCTGCCGTCAGAGCGGATTGACGAAGCGACACAGAGGGACGGGGTGCCGTATAACGCATACGTGCAGAGAGGAATTCTTACATTATCTGGTGACAATTTCGTGGACTATCACGACTGTTACAGATGGTTTACTGATTTGGTCGAGAAGTACAAGATTCTGCCGTTGAAGGTCGGATACGACAGATACTC